ATATATCAGGGTGTTGAGCTGCCCTATTACCCTTGAGCAACCCATCAGCTACGCCATCTTTAAAAGCACTTAAATTAATTCGTGGTATTGTTTGCATTTTCTTAGTCCTTATATAGTTATTAAGATAGTACAATATGAAGTATATCATCAAGATATCAAAAAGTGCAAGTTTTTATATCATAGGTATAATTAAAGCATGGAATATAACTTACCAAAGCAAAGAAAAATAAAAGAAAAAACACCGGCCCCGGACCAAAGAAAGTTTGCAGTAGTCCCGCTTCACATATTAGAAAAGCCGCTCACCCTTGGAAGCTTGCGAGTATTAATTGTACTATCGAGCTATTGCAACAAGGCGGGCTTCTCGCATGTATCGTTAAATAGAATCGCTAATGATTTGGGCGTTACTTCACAAACTGTTAGCTATCACATGAGCCGGCTTCAAAGATTAAAGATAGTTAAAAAGATAAGCGGACATTATACGATGATTAAGGGCGCAACTCGGCGCATAATATACGATGATAATATTAGCAACGAGGACGCTAGCCGAATAGCTCAAGCCCCTATCGAACCATATAACAATGCTGAAATTAATAGCATGATTAAAGCAAAGCGTATGAATAAAAACAAAGACATAAGCAAACAAGCTAAGAGTACAGACTCGAAGCAATCAATGGAATCATACAACCGGGAAGTAACTAGTTTGTTAATGAGTGTCTCGACTGAGTCCGAACTCGCGCGGCTAACTATCTTGATTGAATCGGGGACCCCTCTCGAATCGTTGCGAATGCATATTGACAAGGGGTTAAGCGTATTATCTTACAAGGGCTAAACGCCCGTTTAGCTATTGACATCCTAGAAAAGTGACATATTGCCCCCCACCCCCCCATGCGCACACCCACACCTCTCTCACACAAATTTTTGCTGGGTTTTTCAGATAGTCCCGACCAGTGATCAGCAGGACCGCTTTACTTTTTTTTTATAAAAAAAGGTTAACCAGAAGAGCCAACCTGTTACTGTGTACATGTTTCTACAGACAATTAGAATCTCACCCGTTAAAAAAACAGGAAGAACACATAGAGTGTGAGCATTCTCGTTTATCGTGTTTATATGTAGCGTCTACCTACATACCCAGAGTACTGTACCTGTAAGAGTACCTCTGATTCAACTCGTTTATACCATTGGTCATGCTCTACCGCCGGTGGGCTGGGTTATGGCCCCGTAATAGAACTATACTACTAAACTAATTGTAATGCAACTACTTGACACAAGGTATCTATAAGATATACTAATTAAAAGGAGGTATTTATTATGCTTGAATTTATATTAATGGTTGCAGTAAATGAACCTTGTTGTAAAGAAAGACATTACCGAGGTACCTTTGAGTCATGTGATCACGCCTATATATGGGTTGATTTGCATTACAGTAAATTAGATTATCTTGAAACAAAATGTTTGTTAGAAGAATACATTATCCTACCGAAAGATTTTAAACATAAGTATATAAAAATGTCAGAAACATCTCGTTGGTATTGATGACATTAAAAGAGTTTTATAAGTTTATATGCAAAGAGTTTAACGGGGGTGAGCCGCTAGAGTATAAATGGACTAGAAAAGATGGCTACTGGAAAATGACTAAGGGGTTTCCCAGTGGTCCTAACAAAGGAGTCTATGTACATATTTTAGCGGAACATATTTTACAGGAGAGAGCAATGAAAAAAGAGCAGCAAAAAGCAAAACCAAGTAAGAAAAAGAAAAAACCATATATTAAATACAAAGGAGATTAGTATGTCAAAAGATGCGCAGTTAGGAATTATATCATTAGGACTTATAGTTGTACTTGCACTAATAGTTTATAACAGTAAGGAGAGAGGTATTGATGTTGGTGTGTTTGAACCGCTGCCAGAAATACGGGTAGTAGAAGAAACAGTATTACCACCATTAGTAGATGTAGTAAATTTAGATGGCAACACAGATCCTGTACTTGAATGGACTGATGTGGTAATCGAGGAAACATTACCTCCATTAGAAGGAGAAGTGTCATGAGTGATTTAACACCATTTTTAGTAAGGTTAACACCGCAAAGTAAAGAGTTATTAGACCAAGCAGCAAAGGAACAAGAAAAAACAAAATCGTCTCTCATTAATGAGGCACTCAAAGCACATTTAACTAAAGACATTCGTAGTCGGTTAAATAGGTTATGAGACCAACAGTAAGGTTACAGCTGCCTTACCCACCAAGTGTTAATAGTTATTGGCGCGCAAATGGCCATCGTAGGTTTATTAGCAAGGAAGGGGTTGCATTTACTAAGGAAGTTGATCTTGTTGTTAAACAAAGCGGGGCCAAGTCATTTGGCGAAAATCGAGTTGCTATTAGCGTGATGATACATCCTAGGTCGAAAAGAAAGTTTGACCTTGATAATACTTTAAAAGCTATCCTTGATGCACTAATGAAGGCTGGCATGTATAATGATGATAGTCAAATAGATTATATTGAAATTGCTAGAGGCGAAGCGGTACCAAAAGGCGCGGCTGTAATACATTTATATGATTTTATAGGAGAAGAGCATGGCTCAACCAAATAAACTAGAACTAAAAGAAGGCGCTGAAGGAAAGGCATTTATACAGGAAAAAGAAAAAGATTATTATGCCGATTTTCAAGGACAACTGTTATGTGCAGACGGGGTTATCAGATACATTGATATCTATGAAAACACTTCGCAAGCTACTGGAAACCGATGGCTTAAGCTTAAGATGGGTAATCCTGTTGGAAAGAGTGCCGGTTCTAAACCATCCGCACCAGTACAAAATACGCAGCCGGCGAGTAAGCCTATGGCTGAATCCGTTGACGAACTTGAGGACGATTTACCCTTCTAATGGCTGAATCTAAAAACAAAAGCAAACCTATACCTAGCCTTGCTGGGTATGGGGGCGTTAAAACGCTACAAAGAAATTTAGAGCGCAGTACGACTATTGCCGCAAACAGGGAGCAAGTTGCATACAGTCTTTTATCTATAGCTAATACTAAAATTAGTGACGTAATGGAGTGGGATCATACTGGCAAAGTAAAAGTCAAAGCCAGTAAAGATATTCCTGAATCAGCAATGCAAGCTATAAAGTCTATTAAAATAAATCAAGATGGAGATATAGCCATAGAGTTTTGGGATAAACCAGCTATATTAAGAATATTAGCAAAAGCCAGTGGTATGTTAGATAACCCAGAAGAATCAGATAAACCAAGTGTTATCGGTATTAATGTAAAAGCTCCGGAAATAATTGAAAATGAATAAACCAAAAGTGTCTTATAAAGAATTCAAAGCTTTGTCATTTGATTCTCAAGTAGGAGGAGATCATTATACTAAGATGAATATACAGCCTATGCAATTTTCTATGGCTAATAAACTAAACCCTATGCAACATACCATTATTAAATATGTTACAAGGGTAGACTTAAAAGGTAATGGCGATGAAGATATAGATAAGGCAATACATACTTTACAACTTTGGAAGCAATGGAGACAAGATCATGGATATGAAACAAGCGATTGATCAATTACGCGAAGAGTTTAAAATGGCGCATCTTAATAACTCTAGAGTTATGGAAATTATAGATACACTATATCAAGAGAACTTAGAACTCAAACGCATGATGACAATGAAGTTCAAAGATATAGACGATGAGCAATAAAAAAGTTCGTAGCAAAAAAGAACTGTCAGGCCCGGGCATTGATTTAGATTTTAGTACTAGTCCCGTTGTATATGATTTTTTAAAAAGTAATAAGTTTGTTCGCGGTCTTATGGGGCCAGTGGGGTCGGGAAAATCCTACGCTTGTGCAGCTGAGATTATGATGCGTGCCGTTAAACAAAAGCCCTCCCCTCAAGATGGCATTCGCTACACTCGATTTGTCATTGTACGAAACTCGTATCCAGAATTAAAGACTACCACAATAAAGACTTGGCAGGAATTATTTCCTGAAAATACTTTTGGTCCGATGTTATATACTCCTCCAATTACACATCACATACGCCTACCCTCCAGAGGTGATGCCGCAGGCATAGATTGTGAAGTGATTTTTTTAGCATTGGATCAACCTAAAGATGTAAGAAAACTTTTATCATTAGAATTAACAGGAGCGTGGGTAAATGAAGCTAGAGAACTTCCTAAGGCAGTTATTGACGGGCTTACTCATCGTGTGGGTCGTTATCCTACTAAGCGTGATGGCGGTCCTACATGGCATGGAGTATGGATGGATACCAACCCCATGGATGACGATCATTGGTGGCATCGTTTAGCAGAGAAGGAACCTATTACCGGAAAATATGGATGGGATTTTTTTAGTCAGCCCGGCGGTGTAGTCGAAGTACCTATAGATGATTTACCAGAAAACCCAGAAGCCAACGACCATATATTTGCTAGTGGTCGATGGTGGAAACTAAATGATAGAGCAGAAAATGTCAGAAACTTACCAACTGGATATTATTCACAAATGTTAGGTGGTAAGAATTTAGACTGGGTACGATGCTACGCAGAAGGTCGATACACCTATGTACAAGAAGGCAGACCTGTATGGCCTGAGTATGATGACCATTTAATGAGTGGATTAGATATAGAGTATGATCCATCGCAACCTATACATATAGGCCTTGACTTTGGTTTAACGCCAGCTGCAGCCATAGGACAAAAATTAAGTAATGGAAGATGGGTCGTGCTAGATGAAATAGTAACTGAAGATATGGGACTAGAAAGATTTGGTCAGCAGTTGCTAGGCGAGATAAATGCTAAATATCCTAAAGCACAAATATTAATATGGGGTGACCCTGCTGGTATGCAACGAGATGCAATCTACGAAGTAACGGCATTTGATTATTTACGTACATTAGGATTAAAGGCACAGCCTACTGCATCAAACAATTTTAGGGTAAGACGAGAGGGTGCAGCGGCACCTATGCAAAGATTAATAGAAGGCAAGCCCGGGCTAATGATACACACAAAGTGTAAGTTATTAAGAAAGTCTTTAGCAGGCGGGTATCATTTTAAGCGTATTGCTGTTGGGGCAGGACATGAACGATTTAAAGATAGCCCTAATAAAAACGAACACTCTCACATTGGGGATGCTTTTGGGTATCTGATGTTAGGTGGTGGTGAACATAGGCGTATGACTAAAAGTCCATTGCAAGCAAGTACATTAATAGCACCTACCTTAGCAAAGAGTGATTTTGATGTTTTTGATTGAGCAAGAACATTTAGATAAATACATGCCTAAAGTAAAAGGAGTTGTATATAGAAACTATCATCCAGACCATATAGAAAAATTTAAAGGATTACAGGCTTATGGGGTTTCACGATTATCGGAACAAGATAGAAAGCAGCATACTAATTACCAGTCTCAGATTGGCCCAACTATTACTGCACTGCTTAATAACGATCCTATCGCTATCTTTGGTTGTGGCCTTCTTTGGCATGGGGTTGGTGAGGCGTGGGCTTTATTCGATGAGAAAGCCAGACGATATCCAATAGCTATGACTAAGGGAGCATTTGCATTCTTTGATATCGCAGAGATATTGTTTTCTTTACATCGTATACAAATTACAGTAATATCAGAAGATCAGCGCGCTTTGGCTTGGGCGCATTACTTAGGATTTGTGTCGGAAGGTTTGATGAAGGAATATAGCGCAGACAAGGAAGATACTTTTATTATGAGGAGAAAATAGTGGGTTCATTATTAGGCGGTAAACCAGACAACTCTGCTGCGATGGCACAAATAGAACAGCAAAGAAAAGAAACAGAAAAAATGCGTTTAGAAAGTGAAAAAGAAAAACGTGATCTATCTGAAAAAATGGCATCAAAAAGACGTGCATCTGCTAGAGGCGGTAAGCGTATGTTGTTAGCTGATACTAGACTGTCACCAGAAACTGGTATTGAAGAAGACGAAACTTTAGGTACATATTCATAGGAGAGCAATATGGGCGGCGTAGTAAAAAAAATAATATCACCATCTAAACCAAAAGCAGCACCAGCACCAAAACCAGCACCGGAACCAAAAAAAATAGCAGGTCGTGATGCAGCAGCTGAGGCGGCAGCAGCAAGACGTAGAGCTAGACGTGGTAGAGCTGGAGGACTAATGGCAGCCTCTGATGTAGTAGCTGACGTTGCAGGAACTGGATTACCAGCATTAGGCGAAACCGGGTTAGGTATAGATAAGACAAGATTAGGCTAATGCAGTAATGATTCAATGGCATGAAGATAATCTTCCTCCTATTAATTTGTATAACGCTCCAAGGGTATAGTATGGATTTAGTTAAGCATATAAAAGATAGAGAAGGCGTAGTGTATGCAAGCTATCCTGATAGTCTTGATAAGCCTACAGGTGGCGTTGGCCATTTATTAACTGAAGAGGAGCAATTATTATATCCAATTAAATATGTTAATGGCAAGGCTATTGGAACACCTATTCCAGAAAGTGTTGTTAATGCTTGGTTAGAAAAAGATTTAGCTACAGCAAAAAAAGCAGCTAAGAAACAAGCATCTCAATTAAGTAATCCAGCAACACAGGAATTTGAAAATGCTTTAGTTAGTGTTAACTTTCAATTAGGTCAAAATTGGACTAGCAAGTTTCCTACTGCATGGAAACATTTAAAAGGTGGAAAGTATAATAAAGCTATTCAAGAAATAAAATTTGCTGACCCTACAAATAAACCCGGCATGCATTCTGATTGGTATAAGCAAACTAAAACTCGCGTTAATGATTTTGAAAAAGCAATTATAAATTTTAGAAATGGAGTAGAAGCTCAATCAATGCAAAGTAAAATTAGCATTAACAAAGAAAACAACAAAGGAATGTTTGATAAATTTGTAGAGTTTTATAAGTATGGCAGATAACAAACTAACACAAGATCAAATAATAAAAATGCTTAGTAGAATGAATATTGATTTTAGTGGTTCTAAAGACGCAAGAGGAACTAAATCTGTTGGGGGTTATATTAGTTATACCCAAC